TTAGCGCCACCGCCACCAGCGATAGTGACAGTCAGGTTAGACGCATTGGTATAACCCGTGCCACCAGCAGTCACTAAGACTGAGACTGTTCCCGTTGCAAAAGTGGTAATCCCTGCTACTGCATTAGCACCAGAACCACCACCGCCATTGAATGTGATAGTAGGAGAGCTTGTATAGCCCGTTCCCGCTTCTACAATTGTGATAGAAGATACTGCATTAGCCAAAATAGTTGCCACAGCCGTAGCCTGTACGCCGTTAGCCGTATTAGGGGCAGAAATAATAACTGCTGGCGCAGAGGTGTAGCTTGAACCAGCCTGAACAATTCCGACTTGCCCAATAGCACCAATAAAAATCAGGTCTATTCCATCCCAAGTAAAGTAACCCTTTGCAGGGTCGGCAATAAGAACACGGTCATTTTTCCATTGGGAGATGTTGACCCCTGATGCGCTAAATGTTCCAGAAGAAGCAATAGTGCCTCTAACATTTGTGTCCAAGCGCACAAACTCAGCCGAGCCGTTTGCCTGAAATGCAACCAAATAATCAATCAAGCCAATATTGGCTGAACAGTAAAAAGTTACTGTATTGGTAAAGGTAACGCTACCTACATTGGAATAAGTAGGAGTAATCTTAATATTGCCATAGCCAATAGGCATAGCGTTCTCAAGCCAAGAGAACTCGGAATCGTCAATAGCTGTTCTGTTCGCCTTGGTGTTTACACCCTTGAACTGTTTGACAACCTCGTAAGATTTTTTTTGCTCTGCGGCTGCCATGTCTTAGAACGGTGTTGAGTACGGGTCTGGAATCCTTCTTGTGAAAGTGGATGTCAGAACCGACTGGGTTTTTTGCTTGTACTGCTGCAAATAGATTTCAGCTTCGCCAAAAGACTGTTCGTAGTATTTGGCAAGATGAGCCGCATAGAACTGAACAACAGTATCGTATGGTTCATTGATGGTATCTGTATCAGCCAGATTAACCATAGCAGTTGGCAGAATAACCGTGTCCAGCTCAGCTACATAGGCTTGGTCTGGAATTGGTCCGACATAAATTTGAGATTGACCAAAAATGCTAAAAGCAATTGGTCTACCAATATAGTTTTGATAGTAACGCAACTGAGCATTAAATTGCGTCCAAGGCAAATACCGTAATGGAATTCTTGAGTTTCCCCAATAAATGTTTACGTTCAAAATATCAAGCGTCTGCAAACCTGATGGCAAAGCAGCAAAGTTAATAACTTCGCATGGTGCGACATACTGATAAGTTACAGCGCTATCTGTCAGAGTCAAAGTGCCTGATGGGGGATAGACGTAATTAGCGGAAGGATAAGGAGGAACTTCAGCGCCTAGAGTTCCACCCACAATAATCTTGTAAATGAAGATATTAGAAAAGACATATTGGTTAGCAGTAACAACAAGACCGCTAGACCAAATGACTGGATTATTGCCACCCGCTACTGGAGGGGCTGGCGCTTGGGTTACTTGCACGGCTCTCAAACACCCTGTGTCGCGCACGACACGCTCACGCCCACTATTGATGTAGCCTATTAGCTGGTCATTAGTGTAGAAGTTAGATTGCGCGTCATGCAACAAATATCTAACTTGCGTGAGATAGCCTTGGAGTGTTTGAGCCATGCGTTATCCATCGTGTTCAGAGTTGACTTTTCCCCCTACCTTCTTAGAAGGCAGAGGTACTCTTTCAACCACCGGGGATAACAAGTGGCTTTTCACAGGCGGTCTGTCAGAGATTTCAAATTTAGACAAGATTTTCAAACCTTCAGGAATGTCATTTCTTGTTTGAATTAGCGACAGCCTCGCCATGTAATTTTCTTTATTTGGGTCACCATGACCAAATATGTGACAAACGGCATCTTCTGGAGCTTCCACCGTTTCCCCTACAGGGAAGGTATACGGCTTGAACTCGTAGCTAAATGTTATGGGTTTTTCCCACTTGTTTGTCACATATAAGGTTTGCATAGCTTTAGAAGTTTACTGTGTCACCGTATACGCGAACATCGACTGTGCCAGCAACGGCAGTACCGACTTTCACATACAAGGCTTGCGCGTTGTAGCCTGAAACAATCACATTGCCACCCGTGGTTAACGCGATGTCTTGGAATGTTCCAGTAGCCGACAAACTGCTTAAAGTAACAGCGTTTGCAACAATGTTGCTGGTGTTTCCATCATTGCTCGTAAAGATAGTAATGTTTCCAGTAGCCACGCTTGCGCTTGGGTTCTGAATAGTTACTCTACGAACAATGACTGCACCAGAAGTTGCTACGCTGTTTCCAGCAGTAAGACCACCCCGAAGGATGGGAAGGGCAACAACAGCGTTACCAGTAGCCGCCAAAGATACGCCTTGAGCCGAGGCAATAGCATAAGTGCCGAAACTTTCTGGAGTGTTTTGACCGACTGAATCTGGATTAGCCATAGTGTCTCCTTAACTGACGTAAGTGCTACCGACTGCTTGACCACCATTGGTCGCTAGCAGAGTAACAGTATCAGCAGCTTGCGTAGACTTAGCATATACGTTCACACCATCAGAGATGATAACGCCGCCAACGTTAGCTGCCGAGACAGTTACGTTAGAAGAACCGTTATAGGCAATCACAGAAGTGTTTGCTTGTGGGAACATGATATACACACCAGCAGGAATAACAGTACCGTTGCCGGTGCTAGTAGACGTGATGGTTGTGGTTAAGAAATACGCGCCAGCCGTGTTGGTTTGCGCTGCGGCAAGAATGATTTTGTTTGTGCTTAATGACATGGTTTATTGCTCCTTATAGTGTCAAAGAGTTGTAACCGGACACTACTGACATAGATTTTGGCTTGGTCGAAACCATCTCCGCAATCATCAGTACAGCACCAACATAACCAATTTGCCAGTTTGGAAGTGTGGACTCAAATCCTGTAAACACAAACGAACCTTGCTCATGGACATAGAGCGAGAGATAGTTAGTGTTTAGGAAGTACACAGTACCTTCTGGACAGTATGGGTCTGGATAGATTGGAACACCAGCAACCATCAAAGCGCGGAAAGCGGCTTGAGGACCGTTAGCATCACCATCAAAACCGTGACCGGGTGTGATTACATATTGTTCTTGACCAACAAAGTCTTGAGCAAGTAATGTCCAAGTACCAAATCCACAAACACCAAAAGAAGGCACTTCAGCGCTGTTTTTCACAGTACCAGAAATGTATTGCAAGATGTTTTGACGAGTTGGGTTGACGTTACCGGCTGTGTAAGCCTTTGACTGCCACCAAGTGTATGCAGAACGGCTGATGTTGCCATAAGTGCCAGAGGCAGAAACGGCAGCAGGAAGTCCTGTGAATTGTTGCGTGTTAGTGCTGTTGGTGTACAAGGCTGTAGCCATTGCATCCATCATCACGTTTGTCGCATCGTTCATACGGGCTTCAATCAATGGAATGATTGCCGCGTCTTGCTGAACAGCGCCTTCCATACCGAGGAACGGTACAGGGGCAATCATCAGCTTCAAGTCAAATTCAGCGTTGTAAGCACCTTGCTGGACTGAAGGCTGGTTAAATGAACCAGAGTAGTCAGACCATTGAGCGTTAACAAACTGAGCGCCCTGAACGGGAACGGTTACAGATGAAACACCACCAGAAGCAGTTTGACTGTTTGCAATCAAAGCCGCCATCAAGGGCGTAGAGTTATAAAGTTGTACGACCAGCTTTGGGATAAACGCACGCCGTGTAACGTAAGTTAACTCGGTGTACTGTGTACTACCCGTTGCTGGAACGATACCGCCACCTATAGGCATAGTTATCTCCTAGAAAAAAAATCCCCTGCTTACAAACCAATGGGTTTTGGATTTCTCCGCAACTCATTGAGCGCTTTCGAGGCTTCATCCCGTGCTGCCATTACTGGGTTTTTGTAGTATTTACCTAAGTCAAACTTAGCAACTGCACTTGGGTTGTAGCCAGTCGGTGTGGGTACAGCAGACTGTTTCATCCAGTCCCAGTATTCCGCAGCCGATTCGTGATTGGTAATGCCCTTATCAAGCATTATTTTTTCAACTTGTTCAATTTCGCTTTCGTCTTGAATAAAACCTTTTTTAATCAAACTCATTCTGCGTTTGTTAAGGTCGTTCACAGCGTCTTGTTCGCGCTTCTCTGCTCTCATCTGTTCAAGTTCTTGATGAACTTTAGAAACGGCAGAAGATGTGTGGTCTTCAATATCCAACTCAGGAATTATTAGACCGGGCTTGACTTTACGGGTCAGGCGCAGAATTTCTTTCCGAGTTTCTGGATTGTCAGACAACTCACGCATTAGCAGCGCCATTTGGTCGCGCTGCTCAAAACTCATGTCTTCTAAACTCATAGTTATCCCCTAACGAAATTAAATTACTTTTTTACCGTCACCGGGCTTTTGAACTTGCATCTTGTTCTTAGCTCCGATAGCGTTTGCACCACTCAATCCACCCAACTGGGCGAAACGAGGAGTATTAACTACAACACCATTTTGTTGGTTGTTGTCTGTAGGTCTGCGTGGGCTGTTAGCACCACGGGGTTTGAACAAGTCCATGATTTTTCCTTACATTGGAGTTGGTTGAGGAGAAGCACCGCCTCCACCAGCACCCGGCATTGACATGGGGCTAGGGGCTGCGCCCGGCAGTGGCGGTAGGTTTGGAACAGCCGGGGCTTGAGACATTGCACGACCTTCTGGTGTAGCACCACCAGCTTGAGGCAAGTTTTGTAGCATCTGAATAATCTCAGACTGCTGTAATTCACCAGTTTGTTGTTTCTTCGGTCCTAAGAGTCCTGTGAGAGCGCGTATAGCAGCTAGGGCTTTTTGACCTTCGATAGATTCGCTACCGAGGCTTGGCAAGGCTTGTTCAATTAAATCCATTGCCATGCTGATGTTGACCATTGCGCCTTCTTTGTTTCCCATCTTGGGTTCAGGCGTAGACATTGG